GGAGCTTTCTCTCCAGAATCTACGGGTTCTTACATTTCCGTATTTGTTTAAATTTGAAAATTCTACTATGGGCATAACCTTTATTTTTTTATTTACCCTGTAAATATACGAAAGATATCTCAGGTATCCAAGCCTTTACGCGGATGTTTTTTACGTCTAGTGTATTTCTTTTTATTTTTAAATACATTAGGTCTAGTAGCCGCCCAAATTTCCTGTAATGTTACTTGTATTTCTTTTAAATTCTTCATTATAAAATCCAGATTGAAAATTACCAATTGGTTTACTTGAATAACAGCAAGCATATAATACTCTTACTCCGTTTGTTTTATTAATACCTGAATAATGGGTTTTATTTCCATCTATTATAACTATATCACCTGCATTTGCTATAATTGGTTTATCATCTATATACAAACAACCATTTGATTCATTCATATTAGTTAATATCCAACTACAATTAATTGTTTTAAAATCACCTCTTAATGCACCTTCAGGATCAGGACCAAATTGATTATCATAATGTGCTTCAAATTTTAAATCTGATTTAGGTAATTTAACTACAGCTTGATCGTTAAATAAATAAGGTGTTGGTATAATTGATTTAACTATATCAAACATAAAATCAGCAGTATAATATTTCCATAAATTAGGATCAAATGTACTTGCTAATTCTAAACCCTCCCAAAATGTACCTGAACCATTATGTCTTGGTTGACCAACTCTATTTAAATATTTGTTTTTTAAATCAATTAACCTATATCTAACTTCAACTACTACATCAGATGGTATAACTTGTTTTAAATGTAAATATCCGTTATCCATTAATATTCTGTATCAAAGAAGAATGTTTGAAATAATCTACCATCATTTATGTCTTGACCAAAGTAATCTAATGAAGCATGGAACATAGTTCCTCTATATAGAATCATTCTATTAAATACATTTCCAATTGTATCACATAAATCCCATTTAGTATAATCATTACATTCACTCCATATTAAATCCATTACTTTTTCATCATCAACCCACTCATGTAAACCAGTGCTTTTGTGTCTATATAAACCAGTACCACCGCTTAAAGGTGCATTAGGTGTTAGATAAACAACAGCAGCCCATGAAGTACCACTATCACTATGAATCCAAGTTTTATCATGACAAGTAGTATATTGATAAGCTCCATTATAATTTGGTTCACCATCTTCTCTTTCGCCTATAGGAAAACTAGTAATTGGACCTGCTAATGGTTTAACAGCTGATTCAATTATATCTTTCATCTGTTGAGTAGCATGTGATACTGTTCTTTGACCTGGGTAATTACCTCTAACAGCAAAGTCTTGTTCTAATACCCATTCTCTAGTCTCTAATGGGTTATCATAAAAATTTTCTATTGTAATTATATTATTTCTCATATATTTAATTTATAACCTCCAAATCGTTTCAGATAAGAAGTGATTTTTACTCCGTTTCCATCTTGCATTATTTTACCTGATCGGAAAAATTTCTTAACACTACCAGGACCACCTAAATGTGCTGCAGCTAAAATACCAGACTCAGTTATCAATATACCATTTATTTCTTGCCCCTCAAACTTGTCTATATATTTTTGTAATTTCTTTTTATTGTAAAGTAAATTTTGTTGCATAGCATATTCCTGTAAATCAGGACTATTTAAAAATGCTTCTTTAGTTACTTTAATTTTTAATGTTCTTAATGTTGCTTTACCAAATTGATACTTACCCATGTATCCAAATTTATTAACAATATCGTATCTATTTCCTGATTCTCTATGTCCTAAATCATTTAAAAATAAATCCATTTCATTTATTATTTCTACTTTTGGTTCAATTTTAATTGGTTCTGGTTGCTCGTATGCAGTAGGAGCTACCAATGTTGGTGTAATCATCAACATAATAATTGATATTAAGTGTCTCATATATTAAAAGTTATTTAAAAAATCGCCCTTCATTTGTTTAGATTTTAGTTGCTGGGCTTTCTCATCGTTTTTAAGCATTTTATCTGTTAGTTTTTCTAAATGCTTACTTTTTTGTTTACCATAATCACGAGTTATTTTATGGTGTTTTTTATTTATTGATCTTACTTTCTTCATATTTTAGAAATATATTGGTTAGGGTCATCTTCATCTTCATCATCTAAACCTAATTCTTTTAAACGTTGTAAATGATATTCGTCTACCTCCCACTCCACTTTTTCAGATGTTCCATAATGCTCTTGCTTACTTTCAATCTGCTTAATATCTTTAGAATTAAAAATGTCCCCAACTGTTAAAAAATAATGGTTATAGCATAGTAACTCAACGTTATCTAAGCTGTAATTATTGGAATTATTATCTTTAAAGTGCAACAGTAATGGTACTTTATAGTCAAGTACTCTACGTTCATTAAATTTACAAACAGAACATTCCTCTAATAAATATCCCTGCTCTATAAGAGCATACTTAAGTTTATTAGGATTAAATGAAGATGCTGCTATTCTACCTTCAATTATTTCCTTCATGTGAGGCATCTTTTTAGGACCTTTTAAGTACTTAGGTATACCTTTACCAGCTTGATTCTTATGTTGCTCAAATAAGTTATACATTTTAGCGTATTTCTTATAATGCTGGTATGAAACATGCAAGTACCTAGCTGCAGCCATATTTGATAATGTTTTACCTTGAGCTGCAACTATTTGTTCCTTACTAAGAAATTTTTTCTTATTTGCCATCTGGGTTTTTGATTGTCATAGGGCCAATAAGATTTTTATCTTCTTTATCCATATTGATAATCTCTGCTTTATTATTTTTGTCTAAACTAAGTTCAGCTTCCTGTTGACGTTCATATTGTCTAAATTGTTCATCAGTCATAATAACTGTTTCAACCCAAGTATGATCACCTTCACCCATTAAGATAGGAACACCTTGTTTTCTACCTTCGCCTAATCCTGCTTCTGAACACTTAACACAAAAATTGTAGCCATATTTAGTTAATCTTAATTCAGGCATTGGTTCACCACAACAATTACACGGTATCATTTTTAAATTCATAGTTCGTTTTTTAATAGTCTGTAACATAAATATATAATTTTACTGTTTTGGTCTAATTAATACTTCAAGGATATCTTCCTCGTTGAATCTTATTCCCAAAATTTCATCGTTATTATTCTCCATTTCTTTGAAGAAATTAACTAATCCTGGTGAGTTTAGTTTAACAGCTTTGCTAACTGACCCACCACCTTCTTCTGTTAAGAACTTTTCTTCCCAGAATACTGTCTTTTTAAATTTATAATTCTCGTTTGCTTCCATGTATATGTTTTACTGTTGGGAATCTTAAACTGATTCCACCTTTATCATTTTTAGTTTCTTCAAAATATTGTACTGTAATAATTTTACCTACAATTGATCCATCCATATATTGTAAACGTTGTTCTTGACTCCAACCACTACCAACTTTTACTTTGTGGCCTTTATGTTCAATCCATACTTGTGATAACATTTTAATTGTTTCTGATTTGCCATCTCTTACTACTTCATGATCATCAATATCAAAATCAATTACTTTATATTCAGCATCATAGAATTTTTTTACTTTAAGTAAATTTTTAGTACGTTTACCTTCATAAGTAACATCTTTACGTAACATAAATCCTTCCCAATTTTTTTCAGTTGCCATTTGACCCCACATATCAAAATGTCTACCATCTGTTATAACAAATTGTTCTGTATAACGTAAAATATTATTTGTAATATATCTACCTGTTAAAAATCCTCTTAATGCACCTAATCTTTGACTTAAAATAGGACCGCCTTTTTGATTATCAAAATTAGGCTTATGGATCATATCAAATATCATATAAGCTGGATTTTCGATTTGGTGATCTTTACGTCTTAATTGTTTCATTACACCTTGAAAATCTTCATTTCCATTTTCATCAATTAAACAAATCTCACCATCAAATACAGTATTAATAATACCTGTTGCTTCAATTGCTTCTTTAACTTTATTTAGTGTAGTTAATTCTTTACCCATTCTAGAATAAAGTGTACATTCACCTTCATAGTTAACTACAGCTAAACATCTAACACCATCTAATTTTCTTGAAGCATACCAATTATCATTTTGCCAATCACATTTATCATCATATTCTTTAGCTAATGCAACTGAAAATGTTGGTATTAATCCAGGTACTGCTTTATTTATAATTTTATCTCCAGCTCTAATACCTAAATCTTTATCAATTATTTTATAAATTAATTCATGGTGACCATTTACTAATTTAATAGCATCATGTCCAGTGAATTCTCTATCAATTAATTTATCCAAGGTGTCGAACATACCGCTTGAATTGGTGGTTATGCCTTTGTCCTTATTCTTGATACAAGTTTTACTAGTCACATAAAACTGCTTAAAAGGATTATAGGTATATTCTAAACACCTATGGATAAACGGACTCGCGTCCTTAATTATTTCTACTTTTTGCGTACCACTACTTGTGGCACGCATCTTATCTATAAATTCTTGTAATTCTATCATATTAATTTTATTAAATTCCCATATTCATTGGCTCAGTAAATAACCATCCAACATGATTATTCTGATCTAAACTAAAGTGTAATTTATTCATTTCACCTCCACGTCTATTTTTACTAAACCAAATAGCTCTACTACCTTCAGGGGTAAATTTCATATGAGCCATTGCAGTAATCATGTGTTTAAATCTGTTACTACCAGCAAATTCTCCACCTTTAGTAACCTGTTGAATAATCATAAAACAAGTATTTACTTTATTTATATTTTCTCCTTTATTATGTTTTTCAAACAAATTTAATAATTTAGTTTCAGCATTTTTCATAGTACCACCATGAAAATCACAAACAGCAACTGCTAATTCAGCAAATGAATCTACTAATACTGAATCCCATCCTTCACTAAGGATAGATTTTAATATTACTAATGGATCTTTTTCAATCCAATCACCCATAAATAAAATAGGTAACTTACCAAACTTAGGAAATCTTTTAACCATTCCTACCATATCAATTTGTGTCATCTCACCACTAATAAAAAGTGTTTTATGACCATTATTTTGAAGATCTGCTAAAATATCTAGTAATACAGTTGTTTTACCAACTCCAGGATCACCTACGAAAGCAACATTAGTACCTTTCATTAATCCACCTTCACTGGAAAGAATGTTATCAATTTTCTTGTTAGTTTTCATTGGAACAAATAAATCTGGATTGAATTTAAAATCATCCATTTTCATTGTTGTTGGTTTCCATCTTAATTGACCAACTGATCCAACTTGTTTTCTCTTATTTCTTAATTTTATTTGACTTGACATAACCTTTATTATTTTTATTATTTACTCTGTAAATATACGACCCTTCCCCCGGGTAACCAAATTTTTCCACGGGAATCTTTACTCACTTGCATAATGCCATTCCCAATCTTGGTCGGCTGAGCATTCAATTTTATCGTATTCTTTGTTGTATTCTTCGATAGTTACCCATTTATCAATTTCACTATCATAAATCATCCCGTCTATTTCTTTAGTCATATATTATTTTTTTAAGTTCCTGGTGAATATACGACCTCTATTTGGGGTAACCTAATTTTTATGCGGGAGTCTTTAAATAACTGCTCTACCTGTCATGCTTTCCCAATCTCTATCAACTCTAGTATCAAAGTTTTTTTCATTTGTTGCTTCTAACATACGGGGATTAACATTTAAATCTTTAGCTACATTGATTAATGCTTGAATATCTTTAGGAAAACAATGACCTCCATAACCAAAATTACCATCTGGACCTGGAACTGCCCAATGTGATTTACCTAAACGTTCATCATAACAAGCATATTCAATTACCTTATCATAATCAACATTTAAACCTTTACATATTTCATACATTTCATTTGCAAATGATACTTTAGTTGCTAGAAATGAATTAGTAACATACTTAACCATTTCAGCATATGTTGAATCTGTTTTGATTATAGTTGCTTTTGGAAATGCCTTAGCAAATATAGGTTTTAATTTTGTTGTAGGAATTTTACTACCTCCTAATATAATTCTCTTTTGATTATCAAAATCACTAACAGCATTTGCTTCAGTTAAAAATTCAGGACTAAATACTATATCTAAAAATGTAAACTCTTTATTCCATTTTTTAGTAGTACCTGGGGGTATTGTTGATTTTACTATTACTATTTTTTCTGATTGGTCTATTGATGTTAATATTTCTAAATCATTTAATGCTTCCTCAACTATACCAATATGACATCTTCCATTCTTATCCATTGGAGTAGGTAAACATACAAAAATAATATTACATTCTTCATTAATTATTTCTAATGTACTATTACATAATTTAGCTTGTAAATCATATGTGTAAACATTATAATAATTTTTAAACTTTTGGTAAATTGCATTACCAACAAAACCTTGTCCTATAATTCCTATATTCATTCTGATTCTAATTTTTGTAAAACTTTATTTTTTATTTTATGACCAAAACTAATCATTACTCTTGGTTTTTTACCTGTAACCTCAGTAGTGCCATGAAAGTATTTTCCCGCTACACAAACCCATACTTCACCTTCTTTAATCATGGTTTTTTTATCTGATATAACTGGATCACCTCCTACAGATTTATTTAACATATAATTAAACCTAACATGAGTATGATTTTCATCCGCGTTTTTATCTTTATGGATATAAACCGAATGTCCTTTAGTTGAATAAGATAAAAATATTCCATTAGCTGGGTCATGAGGTGTTTTTGTGCTTAACCCATATTCTTTTAATATATGTTTATTTAATTCCTTTAATGTATAATAAGGAAATCCACTATCAATTAAAGCATCATCTTTAATATTTAAATGTTGAGCACCTATAATATAACCATCATGAGGGGGTCTTTCTGGTAGTAGTGTTTCTAAATTATCACTATTATCATTAATCCAATCCATAATTGGTCTACCTAATTCTTTATCTATTTTTATTTTTTTCATTTCCAAAAGCTATAAATACCGTTATCTAATTCATAACTAGGCCATACAAATTGGTCTCTCATAGGTTGTGTTCTAACCCATTTCCACATTTGTCTTAAACCTTCTTTTAAATCCGTTTTATGTTCAAATCCTAATATGTCAATTGATTTTTGCCATGTAGGAATAGCATGTTTTACTTCATGTCTACCTTCTAAATATTCAATTGGTATTTCAAAATTATCCATACCTTCTTCTTCCTGTATTACATCAACTAATGTTTCAGCTGCTTCAGTTATAGAATATTCTTTAACACCGCCTAAATTAATTATTTGGCATGATGCTTCATCTTTAATAGCTGCATTCCATAATGGTTCTAATGAATCATCTATAAAACTAAACGCTCTTGTTTGTTCACCATCACCAAATATGGTTAATGGTTTATGTTTTAAGTATTGATACATCCAAATACCAAGCACATTTCTATATTTATCCCAAATATTTTGTTTAACACCATAAACGTTATGAGGTCTGATTATGCAATAATCTAATCCATGTTGTTCATTAGCAATTTGAATATCCATTTCACAAGCATATTTTGCTACTCCATAAGGATCAATTGGTGCTTGTTGTTGATTTTCATCAAATATACCTCCTTCACCATGACCATAAACAGCTAATGTAGACGTAAATACCAATCTTTTAACATTAGCCTTTATACATTCATTAACTATGCGGGCTGTTGCTTTTAAGTTATTATCATAATTAAATGTACGTATAAAAGGCGATAATCCTTCAGCAGCATAAGCAGCAAAATGAAATACATACTCAATATTATGAAAATCAAATATATGTTCTATATCCTCTGTTGCTAAATCATTATTATACAATTTAACATCACTATGAACATTTTCTAAATAGCCACCACTTAAATCATCAATACCAATTACATTATAATCTGTGTTTTCTATAATCCAATCAGCTAATCTACTACCTAATAAGCCTGCTACACCTGTTATTAATACATTTTTATCCTGCATATTGTGAGTTTCTTAATAAAATTAATCCGTTACTTGTATTATATGTTTTTACTTTAGTTAGTTTAAATAAACTAATATATTTGTCATAAATAGGTTTAATATCCTCATGGTTATACTGGTCTAATACAATTGTTTTAGTATTTAATTCTATTGCAGCCAATATATCTCTTTTAATGGATTTTTGGTCTTTATCTCCATTTATATAAATTAAATCAAATTTACCTTTCCATGATTTACCATATTCAGGAATTATACCATTATGATTTAAACGAATAAAATGAAAATGCTTATGTAATGTTTGTATTCTTTTAGCATTTCTTTTAATTTGATTATTTGAATAATGATCTATACTAACAATTTCTCTAGTTGGTGCTGCATAAGCAAACATTGCTGCACTACATCCTCTATTAAATCCTAATTCTAATATTGCTCTAGGGTTTGTTTTTTCGATTATATTTTTAATTGATAAATAAGATTCTACTAATAATTCTGATTTTGAATCTGGTCTGTCTGCGTATTCTAATGTACCTAAAAACTTATCGATTACATTTATATTATGCTCCATATTTTATTCCTTTTATTACTTTATTATCTTTTGGGTTATGAGATAGATTATCAAATATTTGAGGCGGTATTCCCCATTTGTACATAAATACTTGGGCGGCAGGTCCTTCTGTAGCTCTAAACTTTTCACCTTCTTTTCCATTCTTAGTAGCTGTGCTACCAAAATGATATAGGTGCGCTTGATGTGTTCTGGTAAAGCCGATACCATTTAGATCTAATTTTAGAAAGAAATCCCAATCACATATAAAGGGAGACTTATACATAGTGTCAAAACCACCTACAATCATATAATCTTTCTTATACATTGCAAATGGGAAAATGCCACCATCTAGAGTTAAACTATCTCGTTTAATTGTTTTTTCATATTTAATAAATGCTTCATAATCAAATTCTTTAGGATTACGTCCAAAATCTTTAACTGGAAATTGAAATATACCTGGTCCTGTTGGTTCAATTTGATTTAATGTTAATACACTATTTTCATTTAAGCTATATTCAATAGCTGTATCCCATCCACTACAAAGTACATTATCATCATTTATAATAAATATTTTTTCATTATTAGCATTCATAACAGCTAGATTTAAAGCTGTTTGCATACCTTGATTTTCACCTAAATCAAGTACTTTAATATCATCTTTATATTTGTCTAAGACGTATTGACTTTCTTCTATAAAACCATCTATAGCAACTATAATTTCATTCTTATTTTCTTGTTGTTCAATAGCTGATTGTAAACATATATCTAAATAATCAGCATTTCTGTAAGATGGTATAATTAAACTTATCATATTACGTTCCAATTTGTTAATGGTGTTAACCAAGCTGCTTCACAATGTGTTGAGTAACCAGGTACTGAGCTTAATACACCTATTTGTTTTGTTTGACTTAATTCAGTAAATAAACCGTATGAATCTGTTATATTATTACTAGAATATTTCATTAGTAAATCATGATCTTCAATTAAACGTTCAACTCTACAAGCAAAACTCATAACGGTACTATTTGTTAACTTCCAATGTACGGAATCTGTTTTAATTAACCTAGTAACTTCACCCCTTTGTTCTATTTGAGGATTACCACCTTGATCTTTATTGATGTACTTATCTGGGTGGTCATATAATGTAGTGTATAATGGTGCTCTAGTTATACCTTCTTCTAATAATTTATCTGAGTGAGGTAAATGTAAGAAATCATCTTCTAATAAATAAACCATTTCACCACTATTATTTTCTTGAATGGCTAAATCTAAAGCATCTCTAAATGTACCTGATCCTGTTCCATTTTCTACTTCAACTAATTTTAGTTCTTTTTTAATAACAAATTTCTTAGTTTCTTCATTTAAAGTATCACCTATAATTGTTATATTATCTTTACCAAAAACATTAATACAATTTTCTAAACAATGTTGTTTAGTAGCATTAGGTATTTTCTTTTTAGACATACCAGCTTCAAAATTTGATAATCTATAATATACTTTTATAGCACCTGAATTTGGTTGTTTACGAGGTTTAACTACACCTAAACCACAACTACCATAAAAACCATAATGTTCATAATTTTTATAGCTAAATATTCTTTCAAATGCTTCTCTTTCAGCAAACTTTTGGTGATTTAAATTTGCACCTATTGAAATATAACTTTTAGCTTTATTTAATGTTAAAGGTGAAAATGACCATTCATGATATAAATGTAATGCTTGTGGATATAATTCTTTTAATTTAGTAGCTACTGGATAGCAAAATTCTGGTTCGTGACCACCATCAGTAAATACTAAATCAATAGGAATATTTGTATCAAATTCATTTAAATAATCAATTGCATCTTTAGGATATGTTGGTATAATAATTCCTTTATCAACATATTCATTAAAATAATCTATTCTCCAAACTTTTTCTTGATCATTATCAGGGTTTGCTGACATACCAGGGTTTTCTTTAAGATCTACAGTATATAATTTACCTTCACCATTCATTTCTAATGCCTTAGCAATTACAGCTGATGAACAACCACTTGCAAAACCAATTTCCATTACGTTTTTAGGTTGTTTAGTTCTAATGAATAAATAAATTATTTTACCTTCATTATAATCAATTGGGCCTGCTCCTGCAATATGACCCGCTCCACCTGATGATTGGGTTTTTACTTGTTCGAAATAACCATTGTCCCAAAAATTATTATATTCTTCTACTAAATCATAATAATCATCACCAAATTCTTTATCTAATTGATCAACAATATTTAAGTCAAATGAATGTTTTGATCTTAATTCTTCTAGTAATACTCCTTCTTGATTTATATTCATAATGTATCGTAATAATTATTTTGTTTAATTTGTTTTTGTATTGTTTTAGGGTGATATAAAGCTAACTCAGGTAAAGCAGGTAATGGAGCATAGGTTTTAAATCCTTCTAGTTTTTCATGTACTTTATTTACCCATCTAATTTCTGGTTTATTTTTCCAAATACGCCATTGATAATCAGGCCAATTAACTCTATCTTCTGAGTCAACATTCCATCTCCATTTATCGATATATTCTTTAGTTAAACCTTTTACTGTGTTAACTCTTGGTGTTAAATAAACTTCATTATCAGGATTACCTTCTAATATAGTAGGTAATTGTTCAATTAAAATATCATGAGGTATTTCATCAGCATCAATTTGAAATATATAATCACCACTACATAAATCTGTTAATTGATTTTTCCAATCAGCAAAATGGTGTTTAAACGTTTTAGCATGATATTCACAACAATCATCACCTTTTAATTCACTTAAACGATTCCAAACCTCAGGTGTACCATTCTTTTTATCAAATAAAATAATTATTTCATCTTGCTTACGTTTTTTCTTTATAAGAAAATTTAATAAACGAGTTATCTCATCTAATTCATTACAAACTGTTATTGCATAACTAATCTTCATTATTAACTACTGGTTTTGGAGTTGTTAATATTCCTAAATAATCTAAAGCTTCCATATAATCACGTTCTTTAAAATGCTTTAATGTAGTCATATCTGGTTTGAATTCTGGTTGTTCCATATCCACAACAGTTGCTCCTTCAGGCATTTTATATTGTCGAGTTGATTTAACAGCTGCCCAATTCCAACTATCAGAATTTTTACCATCAGCAAATACCATCCCAGCATCTGTATTTATAGTATTTGGTAGCCAAACTAATTCTGTTTTTGGGTCTTTCCAAGCTAAATCTTTATATAATTCAGGTAATTCACTCATTTGTAACTCAAAGAATTCTTCACCTTCTTTCATTAAACTGTTAGTCCAAAAACCACAAGATATACTCATGTAATTAGTAACGTTATTATTAATTTCAACTTTATAACATAAATCACCTCCTGATTTAGGGCAATTTATAATTTCATCATATTGTGCCATATTATTTATTTTATAGTTGGTAAACTAACGCCCCCAGTATTAATATTAGTAGGCATATTTAGTTCTACTTGTTGAGCTTTAGGTTTAAACTCAGGTAAATTATGTTTCAAAATATTATCTACTAATTCACCCATTTTTTCTAATGTAAAATTAGTTTTAAGATAATGTCCTTGTTGTTTACCTTTAACAACCCATTTTTTATAATTTTGAAATACTTCTTTCATTGCTTTTCTACCATGACTTAAACTAGGTTTAAACCATTGTGCTTCTTCTTTTAACCAATTATTAGCAGCACTTTTATGAACATTCTCAAGTTCACCAGGCAGTAAATAAGTAAATGTTGGATTTAAAAAATCTAAATGACCAGACCATCCTGAGCATATAATTGGTTTTTTACTAAATCCAAATTCCATTAATGGTCTACCAAACCCTTCACCTTTAGTATAGCAAATCATTGCTTTTACTTTAGGATGATTATATAACTCATTTAATTGTGAATTACTTAATTCACCTGTCATTACATAAACATTTGGTAAATCACCTCCTATTGAATCTTTTATTTGTTTAATTTTCTTTAAGATTATATCTTCACTTAAATAACTATCTTTACCCATAGTTGTTTTTAGAATCAATCCAGGTCTTTGTTTTTTACCTTTCCATGTTTCAAAAAATTCTTTAACCATTAAACCAACATTCTTTCTATCATGTCCTAAATCACCTTGCATCCAATGACCTACAAATAGATAATTAAATGATTCTTTAACTGATGATAAATCAAGATCTACTTTAGGTAAATGTTTGTAAGTGTTAATGTCAGCACCTTCAAATACAACATGAATTGGTTTTTCTAATTGTATAGTTTTAACTAGGATATTATTTTGTTTATTACGTTGTTCGAATTTCATAGATGCAAATACTTGTTTAGCATGTTTTGATGAAACCCAATTCATATCCATTCTATTTAAACCATCAATCCAACTAGGATCACATTGGGTACTTTCAATACCAGCTGTTGCTCCAATATTATATTCTCCTATAGGTGTAAATTCACTTGGTATTGTTACTTGCATCCAAATATTTGGCTTTTCACCTTGCTTAACACCTTCTATTTGGTGATCTCTTAAATATGCCCATTCTTCATGGTCATCACAGAATCCCCAAGCTGTATTACCCCACATTTGCGGAAGTAATTTAACGTCATACTTATCTAAATCGATAATTGATTTAATTAAATCTCTTGATCTTGCTCCATAACCACTATAAGTGTCAAATGGTGCGCTTATTACAAATTCTGGTTTATTCATTAATAATTTATTTTATGGTTTAAAAACTTACCTTTATACTCAGTGGCATTTACTATATCGAAATCATTTCTAGGTTCCCAAATTTTAAATAATTCAGTAAACGCTTCTACAACTCTAGCTCCTTGATGGTCAGCTGTAAATCCAGCTTCATCACCTAAGAACCATTCTCTACCTACTTTACCTCTACGTTTTAATTCAGCTCTACCTAATTCATAACATTCTTTAATTCTAGCTTCAGCATCTTCCCATTTACATCTATCATCATAGATATAAGGTGTTGGAGGTGATCCTTGAATTGATCTACTTGTTGGATAAACTGGAAATGTCCATTCACCATGTTCTTTATATGTGCCTCTATGATTAGAAGGTACATCAGCACTTGGGGTGAACCATTCTCCATTTTCATCTACAAATCTCATTTGATCTTGCATTCCACCTGTTACATTTGCTATTGTAGGTGTTCCTGCTAATACTGCTTCTGTAATTGTTAATCCCCATCCTTCATTTGAAGTTAGAAGAATTTGAACATCAGCTATATTATATAGATAATTTAATTGTTCTCTTGTTAGTTTTTCATGAGAAAATACTATATTTTTTTCGTAATGCTCATCAAATAGATATTCTTTTACAGCATATAAATCAGTACCAGCATCAGTAGATCCTTCTGTATGTAATATAAATCTAGTTTTATCTGCTTTTTCTTTAGGTAAACTGTCTAAGAAACTTCTATATGCCATCATAGCATCAGGAATTTGTTTTCTACGAATGTTTCTTGAATTAAAGAATAAAACAAAATCAACATCTTTATTATTATTAATTTTAAAGAATTTTTTTCTAAATGATAACATTCCTTCATCATTTTCATCTAATGGAATGTAAGAATCTTTACCATCATGTTTTAAACCATGAGGTACATATTTAAATACTCTCTTACTATTATCACAATCTTTTAATACTAATTTATTGATATTAACTGTTTGTTTAGAAATACCCATTAATAAATCACATGCTCTATAATATGGTTGATTATACATTGGAGCTGGGTAATCATCCCAAATGTTTAAGTAAGCAATAGGGCATTGTTTTCTAATTTCATTCTCCATTGCCCAAATATAACTAAAATATCTAGGATCTGTAATTAACATTACAGCATCTGGTTTTTCAGCTTTTAGTACTGATCTAAGAATTTGTTCATTACCATATTGATCTGTACAAAATATTCTAACACTAGAATCATTAATACCAGCTTCTTCATTTACACTAGTACTAATATCGAATAATTTACCTTGATCTGGGTGTTTAATAGCACCTCCCATTTGTATCCAGTTGAAATGTTGAGCTGTAGCAATTACAATTTCTTTACCTACAGTAGCAACACCTGAATGAACTCTTATATCATCGCATATTAATAATATCTTCTTCCTTTTGTCTTGAGGAAGGTGTTTAAAACTTTTATTCATAAGATTATTTATTTTTATTTTTCTAAATTAGTTTGATTAGTAATCTTCTTTCTAAAATCATCGTCTGTAAGATACAAAAAGAGACTACGGTCAGCAAGCTTTTGGAACGAGAATTTTCGTCTAACACATTCCACTTTAAAATCATTAAATAAATCAGTTTTTACTTTGACACTGGTTAGTGTCATTGGTTTTTTAACGCTCATAATTTTTATTTTTTATAACATTATATTCATCTATACATATATGTGGATTTATGAAAAATGCACCCCCTGACCACATAAATTATTATCTTCAGCGTAAGGACAAAAGGTACAATTCCATTTACTTACGCTTTTAGGGTATTTATTATCTTTTATACTACCATCTTGATTAAACACTTCTTCAATAAAATTATTCATAGTACGACTAGCTGCATTTATAGTATTTTTACCACTTGCAGGTGTAAATTCAGTCATTCTTCTCATTATATATTCTGTGTTTTCGTATATTTTTCTTTTTAATATTAAAAACTTAACATCAATTTTATCAATTGGTATATTGTATTGTTCAGCAAAATATTTTTTATATAATACTAATTGATACTTTTTCATAGTATCTTTCTTAGCTTTATCATTCCATCCTCTAGTACTAGTTTTAATATCAATAATTGTAAAAGTATCACTACGTTCATGATATAAAACAACGTCTAAATAACCAGTATAATGAACTGCACTTAATGTTTTAATTGGTGGTAGATCAAGAGGTACTTCACAACCCACTAAATACGTACCTCTTTTACTAAAAAATCCACCTATTCTTTTTTTAAATTCTTTTAATATCTCAACTCCATCGTTAAAAAATTCCCTCATTTCTACTGCATCTGAGAAATGTGATTTATTATTTGATTTATATTGTTTTTGATATTCTTCTATATAATATTCTTGAAATAAGTCGTCTAAATCTAATCTATTAGCTGCTGCTTTACTTTTACTATAAAACACATCTAAATATTTTTGCATTACCTCATGCATTGCAGTACCAAAAACAGTATGAATAGATGAATTAAATTTCTTAATTTTATCCTTATATTGTAATTTCCATCTATGTTGACAACCACTATAAATTTGTAATTGTGAGAATGAAACATGCTTTTTAAAAGCATAATTAATCTCAGGTCTATTACGTATAATATCCTTTACTATTTTTGGTATTTTTTTAGCCATTATTTTTCTTTAATTCCAAACTTGCTAAACTTATACCAAGCTCTTTCGTGTAGAAAGTAAAGCACCATTTTGGAAATAACTTCGATACCCCCTATAGCCAAACCTGCTACCCAAGAACCCGTTACTAATCCTGAAATTACTATTGTGTCTATTGTACCTACTATTCTCCATGAAACTGTTTTTGCAATGTGTCTTTTATAACTTACCATCCTTTCTCATTTGCTCTCTGATTTTTGTAGCAGATACTTCTTTAATATCTGTAGGTGGAACATGCTCTATAACATCATATCCTACTCCTCTTCCATAATTAATTGATTCAATATCAGGAATTACCATAACTTTAACTCTACCTTCTTCAATTAAATGATGAAGTTCAGTACTAACATTTCTGTAGACTTGAGTTGGAGTAAATGGTTGATTTTCATTTGGTTCTACATCTCTAATGCAGATTAATACGTTTTTACCTTCATTTAAACGCTGGTCTATTAACCATCGATGACCTTTGTGCCAAGGTTGCCATCTACCTATAAACATTGAATATTTCATATTAAATTCCTTCGTTTCTAATTAAATTCATCGCGATTGCTCTTTTACCAGGTTTTTTAGGATCCATATCATTAATTAGATATCTAGGTCCCCTTTCAATACCCATAAGCAATCTATCATAAGGTACTTTACTGTTGGTTAACTCTTTAATTGTATGTTCTCTAAGATCTTCAGGTCTAGCTGTTGTTAAAATAATCATATGACCTTGTTCTTTTACTACATTTAAAAATTCTAAAGTTGATGGAATAACTTCAGGTTCGCTTGTTTTATATGTTTCAAATTTACGATAATTAAATATCGTTCCATCTATATCACAAAAGTATGTATTAAATTTCTCCATGTACGTAATTTGTTATTTTAATTAATGAATCTTCTGGGTCGTCTATTGTGGTGTCAATATCTAAAAAATTAGATGTTGGTGCTTGAAATTGATCTACCCACCATTTTTCTCTACCTCTTTTACCATTTGTTGGGTCATAATGTACGTAGATTTCTTTTAATTGCCAACTAAGTAGTGCTTTAAATTCTTCACGTTGATCTAAATAAGGTGAAACTAATGATACAATTACATCCTTACCTTGATTATGTAAATAATGAGCTATTTTTTGAGCTGCATCTACATTTGTTATTCTACCTTTTATAGAGTAATCTTTATTAGTGAATAAATATCTCATTTCATCCCCATCTATTCTAAAAGCATGGGGTAGCCATTTTTCCTTAAGCGCATTCGCTAAAACGGTTTTACCTGAGTTAGGTTGACCTGTGAACCAATATATCATTTATTTTTTCCATTTATCACGGCCTACTAAAAGACCAATTATACCATAATTTGCTATATCGATAAAGGTATCTTCCATACCTTCACCTTTAACAAAGTTTTTACCATTAACTAATAAATTTTTTAATCTACTTATTTTATCAGTTAATCTAATTGCTAATCCTGTTAGTGAGAATTTTTTATCTGCTTCATTATTTAGGATATCACCTCCTAAAGCGATATTATTTAAACCATAATCCATGTGCTTGCGAGCAAACATTTCATACATTTCATTTCCTATCTTTTTATATTCAGCTGATAATTCTGGGTATTCTGTTTCAAATACTTCAACTGCATCTGATACAGTTGTTCCTTCTAACTTGTCCATTTCCTCTTCGGAAATTATTTCGAAGTGCTTCTTTACTGAGTCGCTCATAACTTTTTTATTTAATTGTGGTTTGCAAAAGTGATCCCACCAACTACGTGGGTCGTAATCACTCAATTATAATATTTCTGTTTTGTTAAAATACTTTTCTAGCATTTCTAATCTTTCATGTGCTGATGAAAGTAATTTAAGTGATTCAGTACAATTATCCCAATAATCTTTGGTTGAATGATCACCTATACCTGCTGGGTGTGCTGTTAGTAATTTAATGCTTGCTAATGCTTTAGCTTTATCTGCTTCAGCTTCTGCTTTTAAAAAATTGTATACTTCTATATTCATTTTAATAGGGGTTTTATTTCTTTTTTATTTAAACCAATACTGACCAATATACGACTTACTTCGTCGTTATCCAACAATTTTAAGTAATCTCTTACTTCAGTTTGTGAACATTCCCAGTATTGACTTAAATGTTCTACTAACTGTTTGTTACGTTTTTTTAACGTTGATTTAATGTATTTATTCCATTTATTATTCTTAGGAATAAATTCTCTATAAATCGAATATATTTGTTTTTTATTTTGAGGTGAAATTCGTTGTGCCTCATTAACTAAATCTAAATAATCTGAATTCATAGACATAAATCGGTGCACCATATAACTATTCCATAACTCCCAATCTTCATCAGAAAAAGAGTCAGGATCAGCTTTAATTGAATTTATCTGCTTAAGCCAATCCCAAATGTTTTTCATTATACTAACTCGTCTTTAAGTTCCTCTCTTAATTCAACTGGGATACCTTCACCTAATATTTTATTAGTTGATGGATCGTAAAAAACAGGTATTGGCATAATAGCATCATTATCTGTTCCTGCTACAAATTTAGAGATTTTTCTTAAAATAACTCCTGATTTAAAAATACTTCCACCATCAGAATTTTTAAGACCTTCAGTGGTTTTTAGGTCTACATTAAGACCTCTTTGTTGTGGGTTCGGTTGTTCCATTTACTTATTATTTATTAAATTATTAATTAAACTCATTACATTTATCTCTTTATCTATTCTAAAATTAGCTTTATACTGATGCTCATTAATTAGAAAAGCCGCTGTACCTGCTTTACCAGGAAGATATTCGTCAGCATTATCATATAAAAATCTAAACACTTCTTCAAAATCATCAACATTTGAATCCGCGATAATTTGTCTAATAGTATTAAATTTGGGTTTATCTTTTTTTAATTCATCTAAAACAGCAGACAAATAACTAGTACCTACAAGTAAAGAATCATCAAGCGCTAATTGACCCTTATTACTACTTGCTTGGATAGTATTCAGCATCTTTCTTAAGTCCGGATAGAACTTATTTACAATTTTACCAATGGCAGTTGGTTTATAACTGATGCTTTCCTTATCACAGATACTAGCTAAATGCACTGCTACCTCTTTCTTGGTAGGAGGTATAACTTTTATTGTTTGACATCTAGATTGTAGAGGATCTATAATACGCTCTACAAAATTACAAGTCAATATAAATCTAGTTGTACGTGAAAATGTTTCAATAATATTACGAAGAGAAGCTTGTGCTTGAATAGTAAGAAAATCTGCTTCATCTAAAATTACTACTTTTATAGGATGAAATGAAGCTACACTAGCAAAACCCGATACTTTGTCTCTAATTGTTTCAATACCTCTTTCATCAGAAGCATTAATATAAAGAGAATCACAATCTAAATTTTTTACTATTAATTTAGCTAACGTAGTCTTACCTGTACCAGCTGGTCCATAGAATAAATAATTTTGAATATCATTTTGTTCTAATTGTTTAGCTACTGATGACTTTAGGTTTTTATTACCTACATAATCATCCAGCTTAACTGGTCTGTACTTCTCATTTAATAAACTATTGTCCGTATTCGCCATACAATGAATATAATTTTTGTTTTGGTGGTTCGATTATTTGTTCTTCAGTTGTTATAGCATATAAAGAACTATTTAATGGTTCTAATCTATAATCACCTTTGAAACCTGTTTTAATCATATAAGCTTCTAAAGCATCAGTTAAAGTTGGATGTACTTTACCATTTGGTTCATCAGCTAATCTCCATTTATCGCCAGGAGGTACTCTCCTAGCGATTAATGTTTTATTTTCTACAGTTTTTGTTTTATTTTCCATATTATCAATATAATAAAAATTATTACATCATCCCAGCCATGTTTTGGTTTTCTAGTCCTCCAGTTCCACCTGGTCTATTAGCTGCATTAGTACCATCTCCATCTTTATCTTGTGTAATAGTACATTCAGTTAATAATACAGTTCCAGCAACTGATGCTGCATTTTCAAGTGCTAATCTAGTTACTTTAGTTGGATCAATAATACCTGCTTCTTTCATATTAGTTACTTCTTCTTTTTCAATATTATATCCTGCCCAATGATCATTACCTGAATTACATAATTGATCTGCTAATATTTGTCCTTTAACATCATCATAACCAGCATTAACTAAAATTTGATTAAATGGTTTAGCACAAGCTTCAATTACAATTCTAGCTCCTGTTGTATCAGCTTTTAAACCATTAGAAGCATATAATAATGCTGCTCCACCTCCTGGTACAATACCTTCTTCAATAGCAGCTTTTGTAGCATGTAATGCATCATCAACTCTATCTTTCTTTTCTAACATTTCTGTTTCAGTATTACCACCAACATGAATAATAGCTACTCCTCCGACGAATTTTGCGAGCCTGTTTTGTAACTGTTCCGTTTCGTATGGCGTCTTTGCTTTTTCGATTTGCTGTTGTAATTCTTCAACACGTGCTTCAATTTTCTCCACTGTTCCTTTTCCATCTACAATTGTTGTTTGATCTTTTGTTACTGTAATTGTTCTTGCTTCACCAAACCAGTCCCAACTAAATTTATCAAGTTTCATTCCTTTATCTTTACTGAATACTTGACCACCAGTTGTTATGGCTATATCTTCTAATACTAATTTTCTACGTTCACCAAATTCAGGAGATTTAACAGCACACACATTAACTGTACCTCTCATTTTATTTACAATTAACGTAGCTAGTGCTTCATTATCAATATCTTCAGCTATAATAAGTAAAGATTTACCATTACTTGATACTGCTTCTAATATTGGAAGTAATTCTTTTACTGAATTAAGTTTTTGATCTAAAATTAGAATAGCTGGTTCTGTTAAAACAGATGACATTGTATTATTGTTAGTAACAAAATAAGGTGACTTATATCCTCTATCAAACTGCATACCTTCTACAGTTTCAAGATAAGTATCTCCTGTTTTTGATTCTTCAATATGTACTACACCCTCTAAACCTACTTTATCAATTGCTGTTGCAATTAACTTTCCAGTATCAGGGTCGTTATTAGCAGAAATAGATGCAATTTGTTCTAATTGCTCTTCACCTGATATGTCTTCAGCTATATTCTTTCTAAGATTTGATATTACTTTTTTAACTGTAGCATCAATATCTCTTTTAATTTTAACAGCATTTTCTTTATTATCTAAAGCTGTAAGGCCTCCATTAATCATTTCTCTAGCTAGTAGTGTTGAAGTTGTAGTTCCATCACCAGCTTTATTTGCTGTTGTAACTGCTGCTTGTTTAATTAGTTCAACACCCAATTCTTCTTGTGGGTCTGATAGTACAACACTTTTAGCTACTGTTACACCATCTTTAGTTGATTGAGGAAATTCTCCTACACCTCTAAATAAAACAACATTTCTACCGTTTGGACCTAAAGTTGATACTACTGCATCAGCTAATTTATTGATCCCATTCATTAATCCTGTTCTGGCGGATTTACCAAAATTTATATTTTTTTCCATTTTAAATATCTGTTAAATCGTTAATATCTTGTTTAGTTAATTTTGCTTCAGTATCTTTTAGAGCTTGTTCTATTTGCTCTTCTGTAGATACTCTACATAGAAGTTGGTTTTCAGGTCCAACATAATATTCTTCACCATCAAATGGTAATTTAGTAAAACCTTGAGTAGGTAAAACAACCATATCTCCTATTTTAACGACCATAGGAATTAATTTACCAGTTGCTGTATATCTACCTTCTCCAATTGCTATAACTTCTCCAAATTCGTTTTTTTCTTTACCCATATCAGGAACAATGATATTCCCATATAGTTGCTCTTCGTGTTCGATTGGTTTAACGATAACCGCATCAAATAATGCTTCTAATTTATTGCTCATTTTTATTATTATTTATGTAATTTTTAATATTTTCCTCTATTTGTCTAAATTGTTGTAGAAATCCTTCTAATGATGAATGACTCTTTTTATCATGAAGTTGATCTTGAGTTATTCTATTTAGTGCTTGTCCAAAATTGGCATGGAATGTTAATGCCTTAGTATATTCTTTACTTTTTCCCGTTGATCTAAAATGATCAGCATTTGATTGTATACGCTGATTCACAGTATAACAATGTTCATCTTTTGTTATAAAATAAGGTTCCATCGCTGGGTCCTCAATAAGAGTATGTGATTTAAGTTTCCTTGCCATATATAGTTTTTAAATTGATTTATACATCAATATACGAAAAAAACATTGCTAGGACACGTTTTTTTTGCGAAACTTTTATTTAATTTTAATTGATTTTGGTTTAGCTTCTTCAGCTAAAGGTATAAAAATCTCTAATAATCCATTTGTTAAAGATGCATCAGTTTGGCCTAAATCAAATTTAGGAGCAATTTTGTATCTTAAATC